ACTGGATACACCAACGGCGATCTTATTACAGTCACAAGTGGCACATCAAATGCCACATTCACCATTGTTATTGGAGGTCGAAACAGTTGGCAGTTTGGTGGGGACGGTAATTTAACATTACCGTCGGCAAACTTTGATGCCAGTCCTGCGCCATCAAGTTCTCCGTCAATTGTTTTCCCATCAGAAGGGTACATTGGCGCTTCGTTAGAAACCGAAGCTGAAAAATTTCTAATAAAATCCGAAGGTAAAACTTGGACTTTTGATGGCAGCTACGAAGATTTAACATTTCCGGGCGGAACCGTTTTTAGTAGCCAAAATATAGTTGTAGTAGCAAACGCAAACCTTACAGTTACTACTTTTGATGGAACCAGTCATTTTACAACATTTGGATTAGATGGTAATCTAATATTACCTGAAACAGGATACCTGCGAGTGGGCACGGGCATTGTGGCTGGATTTGCATCAAGTCCTGCACCGATTATTTCTGGATTCAGTAGCATCAGTGCTGAAAATTTTAGATTCCAGGGTAACGGTGTAAACATCTTGTCCGATATTGGTGCATATCAAACTTTTGCCAATGCCAATGCGGCCACACAAGCCACCAGTATCAACACAATCAATAATACTTTGACCAGTACAAATGTAGGTATTGGATTCAATGCAGGTGCAACAAGCCAAGGTACTTCAGCTGTGGCCATTGGTGAAGGCGCAGGCACACTATCTCAGGGCGTATTCAGCGTGGCCATTGGCAACGATGCTGGCGCTCAATATCAAGGTGACCGTTCAGTGGCCGTTGGCACCGGTGCTGGTAAAACCAATCAAGGCGACTATGCTGTGGCCATTGGTAGAAATGCTGGATTTACCAATCAAGGCAACAACTCAATCATCATAAACGCAACCACTGGCACATTGAACCAAACCACAGCCAACACATTCACAGTGGCTCCGGTTAGAAATGATGTGTCCAACGTTGCCCAAGTTGTATTCTACAATACCACCTCAAAAGAAGTCACATATGGCAATACCATTAGTATTGCAGGCAACATCACAGCCGCAAACTTTGTAGGTAATATTTCAATCACAGGCAACGTCACAGGCACAAGTGCTAATGTAACCTTACAAGCCGGCGCATATACATCAGTATTTGACAATCAAGGCAACGTAACAGTACCTCAACTATTCACAGCAGGCAATATACAAACAGCAGGTTACTTCGTTGGTAATGCCTTAGGCACCACAGCTGCATATACTGGTAACGTCACCGTTGGCGGCAACTTGACTATCATCGGCACTAAGAGTAACGTCCCAGTCAAGACTGGCGGATTCGTAGCACAGAATACCGCGGTGAGCATAGACAGCATCACAGCACAGTGGTTAAATAACGGTGGAGCCAGTGCCAATCAACTACAGTTGGCAGCCTTAAACGGTAATGTTTCTATACTTTACACCTACACATTTCAAGATGGCACAGGTGGCTCGACCACGGGCGGAAGTTCATCTACAACATTGGCTAACTTGTCATTTGGCTGGACCAGTATTGGCAACCCCAGTGGAGTAGCAGGTGATATGTATAATGTATTAGTGTCATTGCCTGGCACTAATGCCTATAGGATTACAGCCATGACAGGATCAGGTTATAGCGATAATGTTCTTACTGTAGAAAGATTGGTATAAAATGTTAATCATCGGTGGCGTTTAAATATCATGATCATCCAAGGCGTAACACTCACAGGCACTTATGTAGTTGATCTTCCTGGCGTAGTAACTACCAATCTTTCAATGTTCTTAGATGCAGGTAATGCTTCTAGTTATCCAGGTTCAGGAACCGCTTGGACTGATTTGAGTGGTAATGGCCGTAATGGCACATTGACCAATGGACCAACTTATAGTAGTGCAGATGGCGGGTCTATTGTGTTTGATGGCACTGATGATTTTGTCCAATGTTCAGGTTCTGTTACGGCCACAGCAGCAACATTTGTATCTTGGATAAGACGAAATGGAACTCAAGGCCAATATGATGGCATTTTGTTTTCCAGGGGAACAAATGTTACTGGAATGAATTTTCAAGTATCCAACCAACTTGGATATCATTGGAACAATGCTGTTAACACTTATGGTTGGCAAAGTGGATTAACCATACCAGATTTAACATGGTGTATGGTTGCAGTTTCCGTTACCAGCACAGCAGCAACAGCATATCTGTGCCAATCCAGTGGAATCACCTCTGCTATCAATACTGTATCTCATACCAGCACTACCCTGGACGATATAAAAATTGGTCAAGAAGACTTTGGTGGTAGATTTTTCAACGGAAACATAGCAATAGCTCAACTTTACAACACGGCTTTATCGGCAGAACAAGTTGCACAAAATTTTGCAGCAGATAGAGCAAGATTCGGATTATGATATCATAACGTTTGTAAGTTCAATGTAAAGAAATAAGTACAGTATGACCATATTATACGCCTTAATACTCACACACATCACTATTGTGTGTGTCACATTGTATCTACATCGCAGTCAAGCACATCGATCAGTAACATTCCATCCTGTAGTAGCCCACTTTATGCGAGCCTGGTTATGGCTCACAACTGGCATGGTTACTCGACAATGGGTGGCCATACATCGCAAGCATCATAGATTCTGTGAACAACCACAAGACCCACACAGTCCAAGACAAGTTGGTTTATGGCGAGTTTTATTCGGAGGAGCACTATTATATCATGCGGCATCAAAAGATAAAAATATGGTTGATACATACGGTGCTGGCACTCCTGATGATTGGATCGAGCGCCATGTATACACGCCTCACAGCAGACTTGGCATTGGCCTTTGCCTTGTGCTCGACCTTGCCGTCTTTGGTTGGGTGGGTGCCATAGTATGGTTGGTACAAATGCTGTGGATACCACTATGGGCGGCCGGGGTTATCAACGGAATCGGGCACTGGTGGGGTTATCGCAATGGCGAAACCAGGGACACTAGTGCAAATATAGCGCCATGGGGTATCGTCATTGGTGGGGAAGAGCTGCACAACAATCATCATTTAGATCCGGCCAGCGCAAGATTAAGTCGTCGCTGGTTTGAGTTTGATATTGGTTGGTTGTATATTCAAATTTTGACTTCATTGCGTTTGGCTAAACTGAAAGTTTAGTATATAATAACACGATGTTAGATTCTATCCAGCAGTCAGTATTGCAATTGTTGCCTGCCCGTCGCAAAACGGGTCAGAACGGCTGGACCAGTTTTAACGCACCCTGTTGTGTACACAATGGAGAAACTGCCGACACTAGAGGTAGAGGTGGCATCAAAACTAATGCAGGACAGATCTCTTTCCATTGTTTCAATTGTGGCTTCAAAGCCAGTTTTGTTCCTGGCAGGCATTTAACATTCAAGTTTCGTAAATTGCTTTCTTGGTTAGGCGCAGATGATCTAACTGTGCGTAGACTGGTTATTGATGCAGTTCGATTACGAGAATTAGTTGCTCCCGAACAACTCGAACCAGAACCTGAACAAGAGATTGCGTATGAAGCCAGAACATTACCTGAACAGGCACGAAATGTAGTTGAACTGGCTAACTTTTACAGCATCGGCGATTACAACAATGTACCTGCTGAATTACTTGCTGCAATAGAATATGTGCATCGTAGATCAATTGATATAAATCAATACCAATTTTATTGGACACCAGAAGAAGCTTACAACTTGCATCGCAGAATTGTAATACCATATTATTATAAAAAACAAATAGTAGGTTATACTAGTAGAGCAATAGCGGATGGAATCAAACCCAAGTATTGGTCGAGTCATCCTGCAGACTTTGTGTTTAATTTGGATCAGCAACGGTCCGATAGTAAATTTGTTGTAGTGTGCGAAGGGCCGTTTGATGCCATGAGCGTAGATGGTGTTGCACTTAGTGGGTCAGAAATATCAGATACGCAAATTGAACAAATAGATAGATTACAGCGCGAAGTGATTGTGGTTCCAGACACCGATCGTGCAGGTCGCAAATTGATTGATCGAGCCATCGAAGCAGGATGGACTGTTAGTTTTCCTGTATGGCAAGAAACATGCAAAGATATAAATGATGCTGTAATAAAATATGGCAAGCTATTTGTTTTAAAAAGCATACTAGCAGCTAGAGAAACCAGCAGACTTCGAATTGAGCTTAAAAAGAAAAAACTATATAATACATTATGAAAGATTATAATCCAGAAATACAACGACTGTTTTTAGAGATGATGTTGGAAGACGCCGAAACATATGTGCGTGTTCAAAACATCTATAACGCAGAAAACTTTGATCGCAGCTTGAGAGAAGCAGCACGATTTATCAAAAAGCACAGCGACGATCACAAAACGCTGCCCACTAGAGAACAGATACAGGCTGCAACCAGTGTAGAACTTAGAACAGTTCCTGATCTCAGAGAAGGACACTATGATTGGTTCTTGACTGAATTTGAAGGATTCAGTCGCAAACAAGAACTGGAGCGAGCCATTCTAAAAGCAGCTGACATGATTGAACAGGGCAACTTTGATCCTGTAGAAAAATTGATCAAGGACGCTGTACAAATCAGCTTGACCAAAGACATGGGCACAGATTATTTTGAAGATCCTAGAGCTCGATTGATGAAAATCAAAAGCAACAACGGGCAAGTGAGTACAGGTTGGCCCACCATGGATCAAAGATTGTTCGGCGGTATGAATCGCGGCGAGCTGAATATTTTTGCTGGTGGATCAGGTTCAGGTAAAAGTTTGTTCATGCAGAACATTGCAATCAACTGGATCACAGCAGGATTAAATGGTGTGTTCCTTACACTAGAACTTAGCGAAGAACTGTGTGCCATGCGCATGGATGCCATGGTTGCCAATTGCAGCACAAAAGAAATCTTCCGGGACTTGGACACATTAGAAATGAAGATACGCATGGTAGGCAAAAAGTCTGGCAAGTTGCGTATCAAATACATGCCAGCACAGAGCAATGTGAATCACATTCGTGCCTATCTCAAAGAACTAGAAATACAGACAGGACAAAAGACAGATTTTATCATGGTGGATTATCTTGATCTTGTTATGCCAGTAAGTGCCAAAGTCAGCCCTAGCGATTTGTTTGTGAAAGACAAATATGTTAGTGAAGAACTACGTAACCTAGCTCGAGAATTCAACATACTGATGATCACTGCATCGCAGTTGAATAGATCGGCTGTGGAAGAAATTGAGTTTGATCATAGTCATATCTCGGGCGGTATCAGTAAAATTAACACAGCAGATAATGTGTTTGGTATCTTTACAAGCAGAGCCATGCGAGAACGTGGTAGATATCAGATACAGTTGATGAAAACTCGTAGTTCAAGTGGTGTAGGACAAAAAGTGGATCTTGAATTCAACATTGAAAGCCTACGCATTACAGATCCAGGTGAAGATGCACAAAGCGAAAACGGTGGGTCAGGATTCCGCACAAGCAGTCAGATCATG